CCGCCAGTAAAGTATGAGGCACCAGAACTGTCTAGCTTTATTCCGTTTCCGATTTTAACATTGGTGTTTGTGTAATCCGCCCCATCACTAACTATTTTAAACTCCGCACCACCAGTACCCCCGACAGTTACCGTATATTCACCAACAGTATTTTGCTCCGTAGACCAGTCATAAGTTGTAAAGGTAGAGTTTGAGTATTTTAAGGCACCCGTCATAGTGCCGCCAGCTTTAGGTAAAGCAGCATCAGCAGTTGCACCCTGTGCTGCCGTAGCAAAGGCACTAGAATGGTTGCCGTCTAGTAAATCAGCATCAAGACCAGAACCAGAGCCATCGTTTTCGTTAGACCACATTTTAGCCCAACTAGACCAGACTCCAGCATCTTTACGCCTTACTGCAACAATATGATTGGTTGTTCCAAACGTCAGTTGAGTAGGTTGCGCCCCATCATCAGATTGAACCATAACCATATAATTTGCATAAGAACCCGTAGGACCAGAGCTATGCCACCTGTACCAACCATCAGTAACACTATCTATGCTGTCACTTGAGGTAAGAGCAGTTGCGTTTACAGCCTGCTTCAAGGCATCGGCATGTACACCGTCTACCGTATCAGCATCAAGACCCGAGCCAGACCCATCAACAGTCTTAATAGCAGTAAGTATTTCACTCGCCGTCTGATCTGTAGTGGCACCGGCCTCAATGCCATCTAGCTTAGTTCCATCCGCAGCAACATCACGACCATCAACTGTACCTGTGACGGTGATGTTTGCGGGGGCATTAATGTCCTTGTCGTAGTTTAATAGAGATTTGTAATCATTGTTTTCTTCACCTGCGTGATTAGATAAAACAAAGATATTCTGTAGGGGTACGTTTACATAACTTGGGTTACTTGGTGTCCAGCTAGAAAAGTCTATCGTGATGCGTGTGGCGTTTGCTTGACTGCCTCTACCTGTGTGCAAGGCACTGTCAGCACGAAGCATTGTACCCCAGTTTGTAACACCATTAGAGCTAGTAAAGTCGGCAGTAACTTTAGTATCCCAAGAAGAATCTGTTTGTAGCTCTTCTACTAACATCTGACACCCTTGGAAAGTTGAACCTGTCCAAGAAGTTTCTAAACCTATTAAGGCTCTAAGAGGCCAATTAGTACTAGCAGTGACAGTAAACCTAAACTTGTAGTAAGTGCTAGGAACCTGCCACGTTGTGTCTTTTCTACCATCAAGTAATTTCTTTAAGTTTGATAGTTGAGAAGAACCGTCTTGCCATGAAGAGCCATTCCAATACTCTAAGTTAGACACAGACCGATAACGTATAATATCAGATCGTTGCGTCTCTAAGAAAGCACTTAGGTTTCTAGCACCATTATAATCATCAGAATAATAACTATCCTCTAATATGCCATGATAAATACCGTTGTAAACACCTGTATGATTAACGGTTCCCGTCAGAGTCAGGTTGCCCGACATGGTATCTGACGTATCACTGCGCAAAAACTGAGATGCCTGTAAACCATCCAGCAAATCAGCATCAAGGCCAGAGCCTGAACCGTCAACCGTCTTAATGGCTGTTAGTAATTCACTGGGCGTTTGATCTACAGTGGCACCAGCCTCAATCCCATCTAGCTTGGTACCGTCCGTTGAAATGTCACGTCCATCTACCGTACCTGCAATACTAATATTACCACTAGCATCTAGGTATACAGCTTTTTCTGCTGGGTATGTAATAAACACTTCTGCTTCACCTGCAGTAAGGTTGATAGCAGAACCGGAGTTTGAACTTTCTAATATTGTAGTACGGGCTAAGGCTGCAGTACTTTCTGTCCATGTCCCAAGCCCAACTTCCCATTCGTAAGTACTTGGCTCTAGTATAGCATAATACGTAGTATCGCCATTAGACAAAGCAGAAGCAAACGTCTGATAGCTTTCCACCGTACCATTAACGGTAAGAGTACCTGTACCTGTAGTGGTAGTCGTTTGTTTTACTCTGTCTTTAACTACTAGAGCCATAGTCTATATTCCTATTAAGCTATACGAATGATTGCATTAGAAGCATCTGCAGTTGGGAACGTAATAGTAAAGTCACCAGCTGTAGAAGTTTTAGTCCCACCAAAATCAATTACACATATAGCTGCATTAGATGCAGTTGCATTGTAGATAATACAACCATCTGCAGAAATAGTAGCATTGGTAAATACTTCATCTGCAATATCTACAATCGCAGTTGTTCCAGATACAGAAATAGTAACACTATCCAACACAGCACCACCAGCACTATAGCTAGTACCGGATGCCTCATCTGTATTACCTGTTACATCACTATAGTTAGTAGTTGTAGCATCGTAAGTACCCGTAGGAGATGCCTTAATCAGTGCAAGCTTAATACTATCAGTATCTAAATCATGAGTACCACCAAGTAGTTCTGATTTAAAGCTTGTACACATTGCTGTTGTGATAGCCATATTTAAATCCCTTTTTATATGCAGTTAAGTGGGCCGCAGTTAAGCAGCCCACTCAATATTTTAGTTACCTATTAAGCCAAGTTGTAACGTGCAGTTACAAGAGCTTCTGGACGCAAAATCTTGCGACCGTATAGGTGCATACCACGAACGATATCAGCAAAGCTGTCTGGGTCACGGTAAGTTTCAGTCTTGTTGATCTGCTCTGCAGTTGCAACAGCTGAGTCATGACCAGCTACGATTACACCGTAGTTGTCATCTTGAGCAGCTGTACCTGTAGTTGCAGCACCAGTACCTACTGAAGGCAAGTTCGTTGAAACGTGTACACGGAAACCGTGCATGTTATTTAGAACGAGACCATTCTGTAGACCCGAACCACCGAAGTCGGCGTTCAAAAGACGGGAATCTTCGTCACGAAGGATTTCCATCATTTCTGGTGAGATTACGACCCAACGACCTGTAGATGGTACACTCTGACCGTCCATGACACGAGCCATGCGGGACAGAACCATAGAAGGTGAAGCATACGCAGTTGGCAAGGCAGTCGCACCCGGCAGACGTGCTGCGAGTGGAATAGAGTCACCAGTTGTACCTGCAGAAGCTGTAGTGGTAATGTTGCCGAAGTCAGACATGTCCAACTTGTTAGCTGCCAGCAATTCGTCAGAACCTGCAGCACTGTTAGCTTTAGTACCATTTACTGTGGTGTTAACGCCATCAGCATTGTCATGCAAAGTAGACTGAGCATAACCGGACAAGTAGCCAAGAACTTCTTGGTCATACTGGTCAGCCAAACGATAGGCAGCACGATCACTTGCAAGGCTTTGGAAATTGACGTGGCTATGAGCCTCTTCAATATCGTCTACTTTGAAAGCAAAATAGTTAGCTTTATCAACAACTAACGAGAAATCGGCATCAGCCAAATCTTGTGGTGCAATTGTAGTACCACGCAGATAAGCTGAAACTGAAATTTCAGGCTCTTTGATGATTTTTACTGTATCGCCCATGTTGGCAATTTCGCCAAAATAATCATTATTAGTGATTGCTTCAGTGATAGATGCTTTGCGGAATGCAAGTTGCACCTGTTTGGAATAGATAACTGGGGAAAAGTTACCATTGGGGAGGTTGGTATAACCCCCTGCGGAACCGAATGCCATTGTAATTCTCCTTAGCATTAGTTTTACAGATGCAAACTATGTATTACTTATTGTAGAGGCTAATCGTTTATGGGTGCATTTAATGGCTAAACTATAATGATCAGTTATACTTTAGGTTAAATGGGCCACACGTTTTAGGTGATCCGAAAAGTTATATTGTTTGCTAAAATAGTGTTTGTAGTGTGGGTAACCGTAGTTGATACCTAGCAGGGCCACACTACTACTACACTTATTCACATATAGTTATATCATAAATAACTATAATGTCAATACGATTTAACGGGCAGAACCTGATATATCGTAAATAAATTGCCCAGAACGAATAGCTTCCATAATTTCATCGGAATGTTTTTCGTACTCGACTGCCGACATCTTTTGAACATCGGATTCTAGGATGGCTCCATTATTGCTCTGTGAGCTTGGAGCACTGCGTTGGTTCCGTGTATTCACAGAACGTGCCGCATCTTTTGAGGTAGTAGACTTTTTAGCCTTAATACCTTTATCTGCTTTATAAAGATCGATAGCACGAGCAGCTGACCTTGCATCATTATCGTTATTATACAATGCGTCCTGTACCCACTTAGGCTGTTCGTCTGCCCATTCATGGAAGTCATCACTCTCACGAATAGTGTCAAAGTCAGGGTGCATTTGCATTAACGTTGCTTCAGCTTTCTCCCGTACTGCAGATTCTCGCATTTCGTCTACTGCACGAACACGATCCTCTAAGTCTGCAGATTGTTCTTTTGCTTTCTTGATTGCAATAGTTTCTACAATAGCTGCAACATCGGGGTACTGTTTAGTCCAAGCTTCAATATCTTCATCAGACTTAGGTAGTTTGATTTCTTGTTTTGTGGCTTGGTTTAATTGTTGCTCAAGTGCTACAATACGATCTTCATATTCTTTTTCTTTAGCTTGCTGGTGTCGCCGTAGATCACCATACCGTTTTTTAAAACTACGTTCTTCCGCATTTGCTGGTTCAGCTTCTTGAGGTTCATTACCTTCTTCTACTTCACCTTTTTGTTCTGCAATCAAACGTTCTAGTTCTTCTTCTTCTCGTTTGTGTCGATCTTCGTTTGAGTACTTCTTACTAGCAAATGCTACTTTCTTAGGGGCTTCCATAGTTGAAGCCATTACTTCCATATTTTCTGACATTTAGTCTTCCTTACTGGGGCCACCGTAGCCTTGTTGGAGGGGGATGGGTAGGCCAGTCAAATGAGGTGATTACTTTTTCTTTCTTTTAGCAAAGCCACCTCTGTTTAGTCCACTTATTCCTAGTGCACTATCCAATTCTACACCACCTGTTCTTGCGGTAGGTGATAGGTTGTCTGTTTTTTCTGCCACGGCTGCTGTTTTTTCTGCTGTAGACATCCCCTGAAGATTGCCCACATTAGATGTAGGTGCAGCAAATACACCACCATCATCGTCATCATCTCCGCCACCCTGTACAGGTTCTGCAGGAGTAGGTGCAGCAGGTGCAGGAGCAGTATTACTAGCACCTTGCGAAATTGTATCTATATCACCCATAGTCATACTAAGGTAATTTTGGGCAGCTTCTACATTTTCAGCAGTATCCAAGCTACCTTGACCTTTAAGATATGCGGCAGTTCTTTCACGAACTGCATTAGCAGCAGATGTAATAGTATCTGGCGCAATACCTGCCATGCTTTGACGAAGATCCTCTTTAGCATTCATAACAGTACCCATCTCAGTTCTCATTGGGGCAGGTGCACTATCTGCAGATGTGAAAGCTTCAAGTTCAAGATCAGGATCACTAGGCTCAACTGCTGGATCAGAAAAACCAAGGGCAGCACGAGTTTGTCGAGCATCG